ACGTCTTGGTAATCCTCAAATCTTTCTAAATCTTTGATTTTAAGAGCAATACCACTAGGAACTTCACCACCATCTTGTGCAAATTGCACATACAAGTGATTATTTTGGGCAACAAGGTCTACTTGGAACTTGACTGTTTCTATTACAGACTGTAAATCAGCTTCAGGTGCTACTATATCAAATACAGAACCTTCAGGTAGATCAAGTATTGTATCTGAACCTGCTCTTTCTAATCTCTTATCAGCCTGTAAGCCTGTAACATAAGGTTGTCCAAACATTTGGAATCTCAAGCCTAATTGTAATTCAGTCATAGTTATATTAACGTGTTCATTACAAGATACAATATCATCTGCACCATCTACAAAGAATGAGTCAAGTTGATTCTCTCTATGAGTAAACATAAATGGCAAGATACCATATCCATGTTCATATTCTTCAATTATATTACCTTTTTCATCATACTCTGCATAAATAGCATTATCAAAGTAAGCATATCTAGGTTTTTCAACGTAACTCATATCATCTACATTCCCTAGTATTGGATACATTATAGCTTCTGGTCTAAATGGGTCGTTTCCAAGATGAACATCAAAATAGTAAATAGGTCTATAATCAAAGTGAGGATTCTCGCCATCTACAAACACAACTTGCGTTGCCACAGAGCCAATCAGACGTGTCATTCTTTCAATATGCTTCATTCTTGCTGCTTTCATTCGTGTTAAAGAATCATATTGATTATTCATATTATATGCTGCACCTACTGTATATATTCGGCTCATTTTATTTATAAATCGTTTTGTAAAGTTTGCCTCATAGCAAGGAATCTCTCTAAAAGCATCAGAGTCAAAGTATTGGTCAATATATTGGGATGTATTACTACCACAATAGTAATCAATTAATTTTCTGACGTGCCTACGTCTTGCTTTAGCTTGCATTTCTTTAAAATCTTTTACTGACTCTTGTATTATTTGTTCTACGTTCATCTTTTCCTCACTATTAATTTATTTTGTCTAATTGGAAACCTATTTAAAAAAAAGTATCGTATCATATCGCAACCATGATCATGGTAACCATCTTTTAGGGGGTCAGGTTTTAAGTCTTTCCCCTCTGTATGTTCTGGGTAACGATAGTTCTCTAAATCTTCTGCTATGCCTTGACATTTACTATTAACGTGTAAATATCTTTTACCATTAGCGTTTTCTATAAAACCACGCACATGAGATACACCTGAAGCTATATTTCGAGATACCTTATCTCTTATAGTTTCTATAGTTATACCATTTCTTCTAAAAATCTCTATATCCCCCAGCCCTGACTGTCCTTGAGCTTGTTTACCAGCTGGGTCGCCATAGTACGACCTAACAATATAAGGTTTCGATTTAATACGACGTACGAGGTCGTCTGTCTTAATATTTTTCTCATGTATAATTTCATCTATAATATTTATGTGCCATTCGCCATTAATCATTGGCGTTTGAAACCATGCAACTGCTGGCATACGATAACCAAAGTCAATACTACAAAACGTAGGAAAATTAGGATTGTAAGGAAAATACCCTACATCTAAATTACGATCAAAAGGATATACTTGCCCAGCAAATGTTGTAAACTTTGCACCATACTCTTGGTCAAAAGATTCTTTAGACATATTACGTTTACGTTCTTTTATGAACGAATCTTCTTTGCCCTCTGGGAAAGCATACTGATTTTCCCACGATGGAGCTTGATGAGATTCCCATAAGTCATCTCGTTTACCAAGTAAAAACAAATCATACACCCAATTAAAACCTTCAGGGGTAGTAATAAATATTGCTTTACCTTTTCTATCTGATAGTGTTGGTGACAAATACATATCCCATATTTTTCTTTTAATTTTAGCTGCCTCATCAATAATCAATAAGTCAAGACCCTCACCTACCAAACTGTCTGGGTTATCAGCAGACTTACCCTCTACTACTGTTCCCCATTTAAACTTTATATATCTTTCTTTTTCTGAAGCTCTTACAATGTCGTTTTGGCGACCTACAACCATTTTCTGCCATATTTCCCTAAACATCAAATCGGCTTTTTCGTAAGATAATCCAACACACCAAATACGTTTATTGGGTTGAGATGCAACAAATGTAGCTTCCATAGCTGAACAAGTTGTCTTTCCAAATCTTCTTCCACAAACCATCACAAAAAAACGAGATGTATCTTTGGTTGGAAAGTGTAGCTTTTGCTGACCTTTATGAGGCTTATAGCCCATAAAATCAAACCACGATTGCTTAAATTCTATTTCTTTTTTTGTGTTAATTTCCATTAATAGTTGCAAGTAACAACAACCATAATCTAACTTATGGCTAAGGACAAATACAAGATATTGTATTTATAATTTTTAAAACCACAAGATAGGAGGGCAGTATGTCCGAAGAAAATCAACCAGTAGTTAGCGAAACAGTTAGTGAGCAACCTACCCAAGAAACACCTACTCAACCGACCGAAGTTGGTGCATTAATAGCAGAAAGCAAAAAGTATAGAAAAAGGTCGCAGGATGCTGAAGCTCGTATTGCAGAGCTTGAAAAGCAAATGGCTCAAGCAGAAGAAGCAAAGTTGAAAGAAAAAGAAGATTTTAAAGCCTTATATGAAAAGGTATCTTCTGAAAATGAAAACCTAACTTCTGTTGCTGATAAATGGAATAAATATGAATCAGCCAAGAGAGCAAGCCTTTTAGAAAAACATCCTGAAGAAGATAGAGATTCATTGGCTAATCTGCCTTTGGAAACTCTTGAATTTGTAACGAATAAAGTTAATGTAAAGCCAAATGCTCCTCAAGTTCTTGGAAAGGCTAGGAATCAAGAAGTAACTAAGCCATTATCAGAAATGTCAGAGCAAGAGAAAAAAGCAAATTGGCAACACATTATCAAATCATATAAATCTTAAGGAGATAAAAAATGTTTAATAATAACGAAATTGCTCAACCTTTAATGGGTGTGTGGACTCGTTTCCAATTAGCTGATATTAGTATAGAAGATCCTCTTAATATTAATACTTTAGCTGGTGGTGCGAGTGCTGCTGCTTCTACTTCAGTAGGTCAAGAGTTTGTACCTGAAGTTTGGGGTCAAGCTATTCTTGATAAATTTCAACAAAAAACAATGATGCTTGGATTAGCTAATGACTTATCGTCTGAAGCTGTTGGAGCAGACAAAGTTCACCTACCACATATTGGTGTTACTCCACTTGCATCTGTTTCTGCTGGAACAGCTATTGATGCTGATGTGGATGCAAGTGGTGCTGGTGGTGGTTCAGATACAATGACAAGTACTGAAACTGTCTTAGAAATAAGCGAACACAAAGTAACATCTTTGTTCATTCCTGATGCACTTAAGGCTCAGTCATCATACAACTTATTCAATATGTACTCTGACCAATTAGCTTATGCTATTGCAAGAGGTGTTGATAACTATCTTATGTACAAAGTTGTTGATAACTTAACAACTGCTCATGGTAGCACTTCTGGTGCAACACAAGATACTGTAGATATGTTAGAGGTTGGAGATGCTTTGGCTTCTTCAAATATTGACGCTATTTTTAAAGCAGTTATACTTGAAACAGGAAGTGCAGAAGGCTGGACTATGGTTCTTAGCCCAACTCTTTATGCTTCTTTGGCTGCTCTTGATTCAGGTGCAGGATTTGTTAGAGGAAGCTCTGCACCTTTAGGTGCTGGTTTTGCACAAACTGGTGTAGCTGGAAACATTCTTGGAATGAATGTGATTGTATCACAAAGCCCATATCTTGATGTTGGTTCTGTATCAGCTGATGCTGACAAAGGCATAACAGCATGGACTGGTTTTGATACTGATGGTACAGATAACAATGACATCTTGAGAGGATTCTGTATCCACGAATCTGCTCTTTATTATGCTGCATCGCAAGCACCAAGAGTACAACAATCATATCAGCACAGATATTTATCTGACTTAGTGACTGTAGATGCAATCTATGGTTGTGCAGTTAGAAACTCAGCTGTAGCTGGTGACAGAAGAATTATTGGTTTATCTAAAAACGTATAATTCTAAATGATTTAAGGGGGTGGGCAACTCT